TTCTAATATTTCAATTCGCATTGTATTTAACATCTATTGAGAAAAAATTGATCGTTCAAAAGGATTTAGAATAAAGTCTAATAATACTATAATAAAACATGGAAGCTGGCGACGTAATTATCATTGACAAACCTAAAAGAAAAACTCCTACTCCCAAGAAGAAGGACGGCGAGGAACGTACAGTTGTGATTTACAAAATTGAGATCCCTGGAACAAACTTTCTTTATGTTGGACACACCGAATCATATAAACAACGATTAGACAATCACAGAACTGCTTGTAAAAGTAACTTGAATCCAAATGCTTTAAACCAAAATAAAAATTGCCCTTTGTATTCAGAAATAAATAGAAACGGTGGCTGGACAAAAGTAACCATGACTCCTGTTGAAGAGTTCGTGTCAAAAAATAAAGTTCAATCACGCATTCGTGAACAATACTGGATTGACAAGATTCAAATAGCGAGACGTGATGCTGTCATGATGAATGGAGCACCTGCTTACGTTTCTCCTGAACAACAACTTGAACGGCATCGTAAAAATTCCGCCAAATATCACGAAAACCACCGCGAAGAACACAAAGCCATCGCCGCAAAACAATACGAAGAAGATCGTGAAAAAAGAGTGATCTGTCCGTGTGGATCTGAACATATTCTCAGACATAAATCACAACATCTAAAAACCGCCAAACACATTAAATGGGAAAAAGCCAAAGATCAAGAATTTGTAGATCGTTTAGAAAGAGAGATGAACGAAATAATTGATAAATAATTAACTACAGTAATTCTATTAGAGATGGAAGCTCCCAAATTTGAACAACTACCAGCTTTAGACCAAGATTTTTTCAAGCCTCTTTTGGAAATCTTAGCCAAAATAACAATCCCAAAGAAAGCCTCGTGTTCATTAGGCAGATCTGCCTTCATTCACACTCATCGTGCTTGTGCCATCGGAGATGCCTTCCACTTCACCAAGCGAACTATTAATTTATCGCGCATGTCAAAAAAATTTCCAGCACTACATGACGAAATCATGAGAGTAGGACATTTGATTTGTGATCCCGTGGGACATTCCTTTACGTCTGTCTATTTAAATAACAACTGTATCTCGTCACCACACAAAGACAAGAGCAACCACGGTCCTGTCGTCATTGTGTCTTTCGGAGACTACACAGGTTGCCGGTTAGTTATTGAGGGACAAATAGCCGACGCAAAAAATCAACCAATTAGGTTTGACGGCACTAACTTAACTCATTGGAATGAACCAGATTTGGTAGGAAACAAATATGGACTTGTGTTCTACAGTCATAAAGAGATTATTCGGGCTCGTCAGCAGCATTAATTTTGACATAAGATTTGACTTGCTTCGCACTAGAGCCCATTGCTGTCATGTCCTCGGATAATTTATCGGTTAAGCGCACCGTGTCGCTATGGTTCTGTGTCAAGAAATAATGACGTAATGAATTCACCGACTTGCCTTCTCCAAATATTTCATTTAAACGCTGTCCTAATGAAACATTTGAAAGCGGCTGACGTTGCGATCCAAATAATAAATGATTAATATTATTAGGAATCAACAAGATCCATTTCTTGAGAATCGTCTTTAATGAAGCCGGGATTTTAACTTCTTGCGTGCCAAATGTACTTGCTGTTTTGTAATTGTTGAACACGAACTTACTCTTTTTCATATCAATGTAATTTTGATTCTTCTTGTCAATAGGCTTGAGAACCATCTCTGTGAAATCAATTGCTCTCCTCGGAGCAATGTGTCCATGATACAAACTTACAATAATGTAATTCTGTATTTGCTGAAGATCCCTCATTGTCAGCTCGGATTTTTTATTTATGGCATCGGCGTCCTTTTTCAAGAACTTAACCACGTTAGCCATTTGAGCCGGCGATATTTCGGATTCTTGAAGCTTCGGCGTCATCTTACTTTTCTCTGTTTCCTTTTGTATTAACCCTTGAATTTCAAATATCTTCTCTGTGTATTCAGGCATCGGCGCAATTGCTGATATTGCGCTCAATATTGTTTTTCGCGTTGATAGCGAAAAAGTGTTTATGTAATTGAAAACCTCTTTTGTGTCTCTAAATTTTTCTATGTCAGGACTTTCTGTCTTTCCGAACATGATCTGGTATGCTTTCTTCAAAATTGTTTGATACGTTTTTAAAGTTGATTCGGCGGCTTTAGGTTTCGCTACTTTGAGTTGGTCTGTGAAATTCATTATATTATATCTAATTATATTTAGTTTTTGCTTAAATCTCGTTTTTGTGATCAATTTTTTTCTCCTACCTAAAATTCGGTTGCTATGGAATTTTTTTTAAATAGGGAGACCCCCCAAAAAATTGATCACTTTTTCAAACCAAGTGTTGAGAGACAAAAAAATAAAGAAACAATGAACACTACCAAAATGAACTCAAACACTAACTCAAAGAAAATTAAGAGAACCTGTACTTGCTCCACTTGTGGAAAGTCTGGTCACAACGCGTCTAATAAAAAATTCCACCCTGATTATGAATTCACGGGTGTTAGCGTTCCCGCTTCCGCGCCTAAAAAAAAATGTAGATGGTGCGAACTGTGGATTGAAGAATGGCTTTTACCTGGCGCCAAACCTGTAAGAGATACCAAATGGCATTACGAATCCGATATGATTCTAATGATCCAGTCACAAGATCATGATGGCAATCAAGATCATGCTTACCTTCAATTAGCATGTTTGGAGTGCGCTGACAACATGGAAGAACATGCTGGATTTGTTCCACAGAAGAAATGGCTCAAAGAATTCGGTACTGAAGATCCTACGGCTGCTCTCGCCGCAGCCGATGCCATCATCAAGGGAGGCGTCTCCGAACCCATTCCAGTCGTAGTTGTGAATAAATCTAATCTTGTGTTTTGTGCCGAACACACCTATGGACCGATTGATGTCTGGTATGACTGCCCCAAGTGTCTTGAAAATGCCATGTACGAAGTTGATCAACGAGATTCTCCAAATGTCTTTCCTTACAAAAGATGTTACAAATGTGACGGTCGCAGTAGTTGCGGCAGTTATGTTGATGATGACTGGATATGTGAGGGCTGTGCGCCAGAGGAGGAGGAAAGCGAAGAAGAAGACGACGGATTTGAGAACTGTGAGATTGCGGGTACATTCATCACTACGAAGATAAATGTCCCAATGAAACCACCCGCAAACATTATGAGAGGTGGAAAGAGGATGACAACCTAGACGATCAAGACATCATCATCATAAAGCGAATGCTGGGTCTTGCCCCCGAACCAATTCCAATTGTAGTTCTTCAACCCCTTATCGTTGAAGAGGAAATTAGCGAATACATGTCCGATCTAGTGGAATGCTCTGTATGCTTGAAGCAAACCAAAAGAATAGACTTACATTGGAATGAAGGCGGTGGTTCCTTTACTGATGTGTGTGAGTCATGCTCAATTGTAAGAGATGTCAAATATGATGCCGTCATTGCCGAGATTAATGCCGGAGTCTGCTCCCTTGATAATGCGATTAGAATAAACAAGCATCAAATAAAGGTTCATACATATGTCAATCCCAATACACAAATCAAAAAATCACATTTGAGATATGTTGAAAGATTCGGAATGTGTCCTCATCAAGATTTTAAAAGCGACTCCGCCAAAGATCCTTACATAGTCGGCAATATTTTTGGAGAAACAAAACTGCGACTAACACCTGATGGTGAAATAATCTATGACAGAACATATTTCAAAGGCAAAGATAAACAGAAGTATTTTGCCACTCGGTGGTTAGGACGCCCCGAATCTAGTGGTTGGCAAAATTGTTTTCTTGGTTATTTAAGTGGATATTTTGACTCCGGCATTGAAATATTGGGTATGGAGGGCAGGCGTCTCACCAAAGATGGCAAATACAAATACGAAGGCGTCTCTATCGCACACCTCAAAGACGCATGTAAAATGAATGGTATCAAAGGCACCTCAGGTAAAGACAAACATGAGTTGGTAAAACTCTTGATGAAAATATAAATATATTGTGTGTTTTGTATATTGTGTATTTTGTATATTGTGTGTTTTGTATATTGTGTGTTTTGTATATTTTAAATTAATTAATCAAATTAAAAACGGGGGCCTTTTGCCCCTATGTTTTTTTTTTATTAATAGTATTTTTTGGTTGATCAAAAAAATTGATCACTTCTTTTGAACAACCTTTGAAAGATAAAAATATATAATTAATAAAATGACAAACGCCCAATCCAAAATCGTATTCTCTATCAGCCCCGAATTGAAGGCTCTTAACCTTGATAAAAGAGTCCTTGACAATATCGCATTAAAAGCAGCAATTATCAGAGCATTAAAATGTCCAGTTAATTTTAAAGGAACTAGATTAACTGAGGAAGAATTTGAACTCAGTTGTATTTATCAAGATGTCTGCGTCGGAATCGTTAGCGACATCAAAGTCTCTCCTTATTACTTTAACAAAGAGGGCTCCAAGTTATGTTATTGGTTTCTTGACATTAAAAGAAACGAGTTTCGTGTTCTTGAAAAAAATGGCCACACTATTCAACCAAATATTAAAAAAAATCAGTTGAAATGGGGTAATTAAACCGACGGGAAACGTCGCATAAAGTCCGCGTGGTTTTCGTCTAGCGATTTGTTCTTTCCCCATAAAAGCCAGCGGCTCAATGCCCCCGGCGAGTAAGCGTCGTCCCAATTCTCCCCGGGACTTCTCCCATGCCTCGCAAGGTAAGCGTTTTTTTTCTTATCATCGCCGTGATCTATGTAGGTTGATCCCGTAGCTGATCCGAAATGAACCGTCTTGCCGTTCTTGAACGTAGCCATTAATCGTTTACCTTTGCGTGTTGATTTCTCTATTTTCATTACTTTAATATAATAATATAATTTATATTATTTTAAAATGCTAAAATCAGAATACCACCCCGATGAGTCTTTTGTTATTAAAGCCACCTGTAAAATCTGTAATGTTAAATTGCCAAAAATGTCCATTAGACTTTTTGAAAGCTTTGTTTGTGTTTGCCAACGAAATATCACAAATCCATCTTGCTATGTAAGAGAATACATTGAAAATGGCGTCCAATTTGATCCTATCACAGGGGACAAGAAAAACTGATCAACAATTCAAAGTGTTTAGGCAAAAGCATTTAAAAATATTGTCTTTACAAATACTATAGAATGGCAACTCCTCAACAAATTTATTATCAAAATCATCGCGATGCTGTTCGCGAATACAAGAAGGCTCATTATGCGAAAAAAACGCACAGAAAAGAAATAGCTTTATTTAAAAATATTCAACTTAAAGGAAAAACTAAAGGCGAATCCAGAAAAATTATTAAAAATGCTATTCAAGCAGGGACACTTGCGATAAAATGTATTACTCCAGAAGCTCAACGCATATTTGAAGAACAAGGGCACTGGTCAAAAGTATATTGGTGTTTAGAAAGTTGGATTGACAACAAGCACCCGCCCATTCGCACTGATCAAGGAATAATTATGGTTGATTATGTTGATTACCAAGATCATTTTACAATCATACTTGAACCATGGATATTAGTTGAGCCAATAACTATTTGAAACGCATAAATCAATCTTTTGGGTTTTTTCCCAAAAAATTGATCAATCAAAACACTTTAGGCAAAAGTATTTAGAAATATTATCTTTATCTAAAATATAAAAGCCCATGACCGATTCCGCCAAATTCAATTACACCCAAACGTTTTGCTTCAAAAAAGATCAAACCCCACCCACATTATCATTTGACGATTTAATTTCTCGCATTTCAGCCGGCGAAGATACATATGAATTTTTGAGTGAAGATGTGCGCTGTTTATATTTTGATATTGACTGTTATGCTCCCAAAATTAAATTACAAGATTCTAAAGTTATTGAAACAAAAGGATTAGAATATTGCCGAACTTATTTACAATCATCTGGACTCAATACTGACAAATATGCTATGGCGACCGCTCATGGAAATTGTCTCAAAAAAGATGGATCAATTAGTCCAAAATATTCAGTTCGGTATTGGTTTCCAGATATTAAAACTCATCGCAAAACATTAGAAACATTCGTAAAAGAACTTAATGCGTGGATTATTTCAAATGCTAAAAATGATCCTGACCATTTATTTGAATACGTTGGCGAACTATTTGAAGAAAACAGTAATCTTGTATTTGATGAAGGAATTTATGATTCAAATAGAAAAATGCGATGCTTGGGAACTTCAAAACCAAAAGAGACACGTCCTTTAATTCTTAAACATGGAACTGTTGCTGATACAATTATTCAAAATGTCGGAATGGCTTCTCAAACAATTGCTGGTAAATCACCCGTAGAAAATGGCGTGAAAATTTCTAGTGAAAATGAACATATTCAAAAGTATTGTGATTACATGAGTATTATTAAACAAACTGAATTCAATGAATACAAAGGTTGGTTAAAAATTACATTTGCTTCCGCAAATTTGCTTATTCCATTTGACACTTATGATAAATTCATGCGTGGTTGTGAAGGATATAATCAAGAAAAAAACCGAGAAACATATGAACGCCCAATATCAGATAAAAAAGAAAAACTTGGCTGGAAATACATTTATGATTTAGCTTTTGATTCAAATCCAGAAAAAAAAGTTGAATTAGATGCTCAATGGGGAAAAGATCTATTCTGTAAATACAAATTCAGAGGCATTTTCAGTAAGTTCAATTCCGATGAGGAAAATGATGAGAAACGCAATAAACAAGCAAAAGAAATTCATTACGAAATGGTTAATTATTGGGAAAAGTATCATTTTAAAGTTAAAAAACCATATTGTTTTGCTTTTAAAACAGAAAATGGTTTTAATTTTATTAGCAAAGAAGAACTTCATGGTATTTATGAAAATTTACATTTTAAGTTTGATAATAAAACTTTGGCGTTTACAAAACAATGGGTTCATGAATTCAATATTAGAGAATTTCAGGCTTATGATTTCTGTCCTCCTCCCATGCCAATATCAGATTCAAAATTCAATTTATTTAATGGTTTCGTTTATGAAAAGATTTTACCTTTTCAAATGACATCTTCTGAAATTAAAGATAATTGTCGCATTTTCATTAAACATCTATGGTATTTGTCAGGAAAGAATAATGAGGTTCTGGATTACATTTTGAACTATTTGGCTCATATGATTCAAGATCCAGGCGAATTACCCCGCACGTCTATTCTTTTCAAATCTGAACAAGGCGTTGGTAAGAATTTATTCTTTGAATCATTTGCTGATAAAATTCTAGGAGAAGAATATTTGCTTTCCACTGCCAATATTGATCATATTCTTGGTAGATTTCCATTAATTAATCAGAAAATTATGGTTTTATTAGATGAAGTGAATGGACAAGACTCGTTTTTAGCCAATGATAAAATTAAAAATTTCATTACATCAAAAAGAATTATGTATGAACGCAAAGGAATTGATGGAGTTGATATTAATAATTGTTCACGAATGTTATTCTTTACAAATAATGAAACTCCTATTAAAATTGAACAATCTGATAGACGATTCGTTGTTGTTGAATGCTCATCTGACATGATGAACAACACTCCATATTTCAAAGCATTATTGTCCGCATTCAATAATAAAAAAATGATCTGGGCATTTGCTCAATTATTAATTAACCGAGATATTACTGAATGGGACAGTGTGAATGACCGCCCAATCACGAATCTTTATAAACAAATTAAAACTCAAGCCGTTCCGACCAATATTAAATTCTTCTTGGAATATTCCACGTTTGATTTTGAAAATGAATATTCTGGGAAACAATTGTATGATATGTATTTGACGTTTTGTATGTTACACCCAAAAAAATTCTCTCCTATTTCAGAAATGACATTCTTGAAGAAATTAAAAGATATGAAATTCTTGAATAAAATAAGAAAACGTGATTCAAATACATATTTGTTTGTCAAGGAAAATCATGAGAAATTTATTATTGAAAATCGCGGGGGCGTTGAAGATGACGAACAAATAGATGATTTTGAATTTTAATTGTGGAGGCTGTTTTTTACCTTCCACAACACCTTCCACCACTCCAAAATCGCATTTTCTTATTTAAATCAGTATTTGCTTACCACTTTCAGTCTCTCTTATTATTATTATTATTATTAATTTTTTAAAATAATAATAAAAGAGGAGGGTGTGGAGGGTGTGGAGGGTGTGGAGGGTAAAAATGAGATTGGTGGGAATATAAAATGGTGATGACAATAAAAGGGAGAGGAGGTGGCATTTTTACCCCCACCACCCTCCGCAGCCTCCATCACACACATATTTTTTTGGCTTCCATCTGGCTTCCATTTACGCTTCCATCGTTCCATCTTCGGCGAATGGGCTATTAAAAATAGTCTGGGTTATTGCTGCGGTCTGTTTGTTTAACCGCGCTGAATTATTGGCTGCTGATTGGGTTGGCGTTATTGAGATCCCTGGTAATTTGTCATTTTCATGTAGCTCCGTTAAGTTGTCATGAATGGATTTTTTAAGTAGTCTGGAATTCTCAAAGAGTTTTGTGTACGTATTGTAGGATTTGTCAAGGAATGGTTGGCAATCAATAGTGCGATTTTCACGATCAGTCAAAAGAAAGCGTTGGATCTCAATACTAAGCAAATAATAGGATTTACTGACGTCATATTCTACGCTCATGGCTTTTTCAATTTGTAAATACAATTCCACACTAACGATAATGCCGCAGACGAGGGAAATAAGGCAATTAATGACGCTGACATCTTGCTGGGCCATGTAGGCGCTTAACCCGACAGAAAAGACGGAATTAATAGCGGACAAGCAAATAGTGGGTAAGCGAAAATAGACGAGTTTATTTTTGAGTTTTTCATACTTCATTTTGTGGGCGTAATTTAACTGGATAGAATTGCGCCTAATACGATCTAAAATGGATTCAATATCGGAGCTATGTCCGGATTCTTCAGACATTATAATTTATAATCATAAAATATAATGGTTTTAACATACAAAAACAAATTTAACAAGAAATATGGATTCCCAAAAGACGAGCCACATTCAATAGAAGAAATAGCGAGAATTAGTGGCTATAAATTAGCTGGTTTAAAAGTAATATTTGATAAAGGGATCGGGGCTTACAAAACCAATCCAGCTTCGGTTCGTCCCACGGTTAAAAGTCCAGAGCAGTGGGCATATGCGCGGCTTTACAGTGCCGTCATGGGAGGAAAGGCTGCGCGGGTTGATGCTGCGCATTTAAACAAAAGTCGGTAGATTCTCCAGAGAGTGTGCTGCGATAGGATTCAGCGACCCCTTGATAGTTTTTTGATCGCCGTTATATTTCTGCGTTAAGGATAGGGCGCTGACGAGATCGGCTTTTGTGCGAATATCGGTTTGATTTTTTGGGATAGTTTTGCCGATATCGCCAATTCCCACACCCTTGTTGTAGGTATAAATTTTACCTGATGCTCCTGACCTTTCGGCTATGGCGCCGCCCAAACTATGGGCGAATACATCGGCGGGTTTGCCATATTTCTTCTCAACCTGTTTGGTTAAGGCTTTGGCTTCTTTGAAACGAGGGTCAAAACGAGATGCGCCGAGTGCGAGAAGAGTATCAGAAACGAGCCAGTCTTTTGCGGTTTTAGAGCCGCGGAAAGCGATATTAGGATTGCCCATGGAATCAACGAACACCTTGCTTTCATTTGTAGATAGTTTTTTATCATATGTGTACCCTTGTTTTGCGAGTGTTTTTTTGGCTTGTTTTTGGTTTTGGTAAGATGCTTCTAAAATGGGTTTGATTGACTTGGACATATAAATAGTTGTAAGATATTCATTATGCTGAACCTATTTTAACAAAAACACAATCACTAGTTAATAAATCCATATTTACCGCCGCGTGATTAGCGGTAGAAAATGGATAAACAACAGTTGTCGCGGTAATATTAAAACACCCGCTTAATACACGATGTTCAGAATCACTAGTGGCGGCATCAGCAGCATCTGTTTTATGAAAGTAGCATGTCAAATTAGGTAATGACGCTATAATTGTTGCTTCAGTACTTGCGTTGGTTAGTGTGCTACTTGTGCTAATTCCCATTCTTAAATCTGTAATGGCGAATGCTGACGAATCTTCGTAATTAACCGCCAGCCAAAACATATAAGTACCAGCCGTTAGAGATAATCCACCACTAGTGCTATATGGGGTTACACTAGAAAAGAGATAATTGAAACTACCAGATGCTACAGTCCCAATAGATGCGGAACTTTCTAATGTTCCACCCAAATAAGTAGTGACGGGCGTAGCACTTGCCAAACTAAAACTTGATTGCGATGCGTATGTTCCAATAATAAACGGTTTTGTTAATGTTCCATTAGGGACTATAAAATCTGCCGATGTGCTTCCTAATTGAGTATTATCTAGGCATGTGAATTGTCCCGTAACCGTGGTAGTTCCCGTGGCATTTCCAATAGCAGTGCTTCGCACATTTGTTGCGCCCGTATTTATTTGAACATTTCCAAAAAGCTCAACAGTAGGAATAGATGCCGAGATATTTCCAATTGAAGTACTTGCTCCTCCTGTAGTATTAATACTAACTGTTGAACCGAAACTACTCGTCCCTGAATAAGTATTATTACCTGAAAAAGTTTTAGTTCCGCTAACCGTCTGGGTGCCGGATAAACTACAAAAATTACTATCAACATAGGTTTTTGTGGTTAGTTGCGAGCTTGTGCTTGGTGTTACTGTTGATGTTGGCAATGATGTATTAAACGCATTTGTTCCAGTCCAAACATTATTACTTGAAAGTGAAACTCCGCCAATACTATCAACATACGCTTTTGTTGTGAGTTGTGTGCTAGTGGTAGGTGTTACTGTTGATGTTGGTAATGATGTATTAAACGCATTTGTTCCAGTCCATGTATTATTTGAAGATAATAACGATGAACCCGCCACACTATCAACGTAAGTTTTCGTTGTGAGTTCTGTGCCTGTGGTTGGTGTTACTGTTGATGTTGGAAGCGATGTATTGAATGCGTTCGTTCCAGTCCATGTATTATTTGAAGATAATAACGTTGAAGCCGCCACACTATCAACGTAAGTTTTCGTTGTGAGTTGTGTGCCTGTGCTTGGAGTTAGCGTTGATGTTGGTAAATTTGTATTAAACGAATTCAGTCCAGTCCATGTATTATTACTTGAAGGCGCAACTCCTCCGATGCTATCAACATAAGTTTTATTACATAAATGATCTGATGTTGTAGGGACTACGCTTGTTGAAGGTATTTTTGAAAATGTTGTTATTGCGTTTATGTCTAATGTTTGAGTTGTTGATCCTGTTGAACCAATTATAATAGGGGCGTTTCCTGTTGCTGTTGTTGAAATATTACATGTTCCTGTGGTTAATCCTGTGCCAAGATTAATATTGCCTGTTGTCTGATTAGTTGCCAAATTAAAATTACTTGTTGTATTTGCTGAATTAATGTTTGAAATATTAAATGAGCCATCTACAAATACATCACCTCTAAATAAAGAATTCCCCGAGCAGTCTAATGACACATTTCCTCTTGCGCCAATTGAGACATAGTTAACATAAGTTCCTCCGATCTTGATACTTGACATTTTATTATATGAAGTTGCCATTTTTATAATAAAAGGATATATTAAAATTGTTCAAAAAAACTATTAATCATTGAGAAGTTTTGAGCATTTGGCATATTGACAATACCAATGATATTCACAACACTTCCAAGATACCCAATATTTACTACACTAGGAGTTACTTGCGTGCCAACATTAATTATTCCGGCATAAATGCCAAGCGTTCCCAAATCTGGTGCTAACGAACTCACATTTGTGATTGTTATTCCTGCGTCTCTGTTTGCCGATGTAGCAACATCTTTGGCTCTAAAATCTATTGCGTTTGTTGTCAAAGCAGTATTTGTGGGATTCAATGATAATATTTGTTTTGCTGTAGCTGCGCTGGCTCCATATATAAACCGATGCTCACTTGCTGCGGTATTTATATTATAATTTAAAAATTGGTTAAAACCATCTGTTGAAACACTCATGCCCAAATATTCATAATTGTTTCCTGTACCATTGTCATATAAAACTATCCTTTTTGCTGATGTTGACGTTCGGTTAATGTATGCTATTCCTGCTGTTGAAATTAAATCTGTCCCTGCTGTTACTGATTCTGTAGCAGTTAAATCTGTACCAGCATTTATATCTTCTGTTGCGTTTACATTAAAAAATGTTCCGCTTCCTGTAGTTATTATTTGTGCTCCACGATATGTTGCTGATCCAATTAATGATAAATCATTTGTAAATGATGTTCGCAGATTTATTGCGTCGTAAGATTGTAATTGTGTTTTTTGCTCTAATAATGATATATTAGTATTTGCCGTAGTCATTTCTGTTTGTAATGTTCCAACTTGTCCTTCTAATGTTGCTATTGCTGCTCCTTGCGCATCTACTACTCCATTTGTCACTACTATTGCTGCTGCTGCTGCTACGGCGGTTGCTTCTGCTGTTGTAGCTAATGCTAGCGCAGCGACGGCGATCGGTCCATCATCTCCAGTGTCGCCCTTGGCGCCTTTTGGTCCTTGTGGACCAGTAGCACCAGTAGCACCAGTGTCGCCCTTGTCGCCAGTAGTGCCTTTTGGTCCAGCAGGAATCCCAAATGCGAGAGTATGTTCAGTGTATGTTGGATTGATGGTTGTTGTATCAGTAACATAAGCGGAAGATCCCGCTGCCAATGTAGTTGTTGAACCAACAGAAATTATATCACTGTGTCCTGATGTTGAATTTGAAATTTGTTGGATTGTTACAAATTGAGATGACACTTGCGGATAAGGTGCTGATGATCCTTGATAATCCAAAATATCTGATGAAGCGTTTGAATTATTTGAATACCACACAACCTCCAAATAATCAGTGGCATTTAATTCAACTATAAAATTACCGCTGACTTGATGAAACCCAGCAGCAACTGGTAATGTTTGAATGGTGGTTGAAAAATTAATATCAACTCCGTTTTTCATTCCCCAAACGCGGACATCATAAGAAGTTGTAGTATTTACTTTTTGATAATTAATTTTCCAATAACAAGAATACACGCCGTCATAGGTTGCTGTGATGCGGGTAATTGGCGAACCTGCTAATGTAAATCCGTTTTGTAGGATTGTTTGATTGTAAAATAAAGTTCTTTCTGCTAATGTATTAGTTGGGTTATTACTTGAACCATAGACGGCATAGTATCCCTCGCCAATTCCAATAATTGATGCTTCAATTGCGTCAATCTCTGCTTGTAAAGCGTCTAATGTGTCACCTACATTTATTGGTATTGTAGATGAGTCAATATATATTTCGTTACTATATAACGTGTCACAGTTAATATTACTTAAGCCATTAATAGTCGCAGGACCGCTGCTGTCAAATCCAAGCAAACTCATAATATATGTAATTAATATATATTGTGATTTTATTCCATCTCAAATTGAAGTATTAATTGATAGTTGGTTGTTCCAGACATTAATGCGCCTGTTCTGCTTTGTAACAATACAGAAATTGGAGAGTAACCAAAAGGTAAATTACATTGAACTCCAAGAGTTTCCAAAGAGTCACCAATAAGAACATGATTAGTTCCTCCGGTCACAGGTTCATTAGCGGGCTGAACCATTCCTAAAACAAGACCATTTTGTGAATTAGAGTATTGATTGCTGAGTCCCCGAATCGCTAAAACACCTGTATTATTAGCGTCGGTTAAAACTGCTGATTGTGAAAGCGATCTTATTTGAAATTTCACACGAGCCATGTGTTCTTCTCCTTTAAAGCCAATGCCGCCATACAAAGCGTCCCAATTGATATTCCATGTAATGATTGAATAATTGTTTGTATCAACTGGAGCATAAAGACCGCCGGCCGGAGTTTGAGTGGAAAGATAGAGAGTAAAAACTTTTGCCATTTATATAATATTGAATTATAAAAAATTAATTACCATTTGGCAAACCATTCACCAGAATGTAGATTTCCAGAAAAAGATCTTTTTGTATCAGAAAGAAGGGGTGTTGGAAGATAAGGTTTTAAAGTAGGAGCCATGTGATTAAATTTCAAAGTATCATTTGGGATTTTGAGAGGAGGAGAATAGGAAAGCATGTCACTTTCACTAAAAACAAGCGGAGACCACCGTCGCATGGGAGCAGGTTGAAATACAGGCATTTATATATTATTGGTTTAAAAAAATCTGACAACGGGTTTTGTTTCGGGCAATTTGGCTGCTGCTACGTTTTTTGTTTTTACTGGCTTGGGCGGCGGAGCCGCTTCTTCTTCCGATTCTGATTCATAAACGATCTTCTTTTTTTTCTTCTTAACCACAACAACTTCATCTTCAGAATCAGATTCATAGACAACTTTAGGTTTTGGTTTTGGCTTTTCAACTGCTAAAGGGGCTTCTTCCTTTGGCTTCTTTTTTTTGGATTCTATTTCTGTAATAACATTTGCCACAGCTTCTTTCTTCAGTTTAGCATTGTCTAGGCGAGTCTGCTGTGCTTTAGCCCAAGCCGCCTTTTGTTTCTCGGATTGTTCGCGCTTTGGTTTTGGTTTTAAAAGGGCTGATTCATTGCTAATAGGTTCTTCAGTAGGTTCTTCGGACATTTATAGATTCTATTTAGAAGTTATTTCTTCCATAATTTAAAATGGAAGCTAAATATATAAAAATGGACGAAGTCACAAGTATGTATGAAAAAAAGGTTGATACTATGTTATCAAAAATGTTCGGAGACGGCGACTCGCAACTTAAGGCGGTAACTAAAATGACATTAATGAATACTGTTCTAACAGATGAAATGAAGCAAACGTTGATCGTATTGCGAGATCAAGCATTTAAGGAGGCGCAAATGATTCATGAAGAAATGACCATGACATTGGATTCAAGTGGTAACACAGTGCCAATTCAGCAGGAGTTAAGCCCGCGACAGCAAGATATTAGGGTGACATATCATGACGAAGAATCAGAATAATAATAATTGTAATATATAAATGACCGAGATAATTAGAACAGAACAAAGCATTGTGGACATAAAGCAGTTTCACCTATCAACACGAGGAGACGCAGGAACAGTTTTAAATGGCGACTACAAATCTAAAATAATTTTCAGTCTTCCAGACGCAATCGTAGCAGATGATTCTATTGATTATATTTATTTTAGTGTTCCGTATGTTGTGGTCCCAAATAGTTTTTACATAATCAACTACACAAATAATAAATTATATGTTTTACAATCGTCTGTGACGACGCTTTACGAATTTCCGGTTGGAAATTACACGTCGCAGAGCTTCATGACGACATTTAAAACACTATTACCAACTCAATTCAGCATTACACTTGGTATCAATAGTAATGTATTTACGATCACACACACAACGACGACGTTTAGTTTAACGAGCGCATCAACAATAGATTCCGTGATGGGTTTTAGCGGAACGACGGCAGCGACGGGATTATCGCTGACATTGTCGCGAGTTTGTAATTTTCTGCCATTACCGAGAATAAACGTGAGATGTCCAGATTTAGCGCATTCATTTATAAGTGCTTCAGTTGATGGATCGGACGTTATTTTATCAGTGCCCAATAATGCGAAGCTGAACGGACAGATCGTTTACAACAACACATCAAATATGAAGACGCTTTTTAAATTAACGAATTTGAATAGTTTTCAAGTGTCTTTGACGGACGATGATGGCAATCCGATAAATTTTAATGGAATATCCAGTTTCTTCACATTTCAATTTGAAATACATCGTCGCACTTTAGCAAAACCGTTGCCATTTAACAAATTAGTGTCTTTTATAAATTCCAATTCCGTTATTGAACCGGAAAAAAATCAATAATTCTTTAAATTTTATTGTCTGATTATAAAATATAAATGTCTATCCCATCTCCCATTGGTTTGCCCCAAGAGCTGAAATTAGGCGAGGTTGATTTTTCGCTTCCCGCCGATGCCAGATCATATCAAGTAAATGTTCAACCCAGTAACGTGTCATCAGTTTCGCAGACTGGTATTTCGGTAATCAGTGCTGCTGCTGGTCCGCCCACGACTACTCCCCAATTCACTTCGCAGACGTTGTATTTTGATTTGCCCGCTGGTTCTTCTCCTTCTACATTTATTGACAACAGATTCACGACTATTTCTTTCCGTGCCAATATGTCGGTCACCACTGCCTTTGTTGGTGCCTTTGCCCAGACTGGTTACCAAAGTTCCGGTGGATATTCGTGGATTGATAGAATGTACATCACTGCCCAGAACGGAAATATTGTTGAGGACGTAACTGAATATGGTCTAGTAAATGACTTGATGGTTGCTACGCAGTTGAACCCCGCTACTCGTGATAGTTTAGCCGTTCAGTATGGTTTCTTGAGTGATCCCGCTGCTACTACCAGTCAGGGTCATCAATGGACTGCTATTACCCAGACAGCAGCAGCTACTGCCACTGAAACATATTCTTATTCCATGCCTTTGATGTCGTCTCTTGTTGGTGTTACTGCCGATCGCTTCTTTAACATAGGACGTACCAATAAGTTACAAATCGCAATTCAGACATGTTCAGAACTACCGATTTCTATTACTAATGCTGGTGCTATTACGGCAGGTGCTTTTACCGTAACCTTAAGTGATTTTGCTATTCAGTGCCAATATGTTGATATTGGTCCAAGCGCATTGGCGATGATTGATGCTACTCTTCCTGACAGAAAGGCATACATTCATGGAACCACATACAAGACATCGTCTATCTCTATGCCTGCGACCGCGGGCTCGCAAAGTCTCTTAGCCGGTATTCGCGGCAGTTCCATAAAATCATTATTTGCTCGGTTTCAGGATATGGGAGCGGTTTCCACTACTAACTCCAGTAACGGAAAATATGATAGTAAGAACCCTAATCTTAACTCAATTAACTTTAACGTCGGAGGTCAGCGTCTGCCTAATAACCCCGTGAATCCCTTATTACAGCCAAGTAGAGCATTCCGTGCTTTACAAATGGCTTCTGGGGCTTTCAACAACGCGGCGTTTCAATCTTCTATGATCCCTGCCCAATACTGTAAATTGTCAGCTGGTGGAACGGCTCAAGCTGCCACTGTTGGTGCTACCCAGGCTTATTTCTGGAATTTAGGTTCAGCTAACAGCGCCCTTTGTCAGTTCATTTATGGTGAGGACTTGGAGGTAGTTGCTAGACGCGGGTTGATGAGTGGATTGAACTGTAACTCTGCGCCTGTATTTGTTGAGTTTAACGCAGCTGTTGCTCCTACCAATGCCCAGACTTTGTATGTCCATGCTTTGAGTGACGTTGTGTATATTCACGATGTTGCTACCGGTGATGTTCAAGTCAGACTTTAAAGAAAAGGTAAAATTTTAAATAGAAGATGTGTGGCAGAAATCAATTAGAGCCTCTTGCGCCGAGATTTGAAAACGAAGTTAAAAGTGAAAAAAAATCGTTGAACATTTTAATTTTGAGAATCAGACACAAAGCATTTGTGGTAGGGGCTTTGCCCCGTGGCGCGCGAAGCGCGCTTGTGACCATGGGTTGTAAAAAATAATTCCGTTGAATTATTTGTTAGCATAACTGGAGCGGATTGGATCGCGGGGCGAGCGAAGCGATCATGAGAGCATGATGTGTAAAAAAGAATTCCGTTGAAAAATTTGTGAGCAGAAATGCTTTGGGAAAAATAAAATTCCGTTGAGAAAAAATTGGCAGCATGAAAATTAAAATAAAATCACTTAAGGTTACGGTAAAAGCACCTGCCGTAATAGCACCAGCATTAGTAATAGAAATCG